TGTTAATCCATCAATTGGTTTCAAAGGGACTAATTGTTGTATATTAGTATACTTTGAAATTATATTATATTTAAATAATGAACTTGTCGGATACGAAATGGCAGTATGACCAGTACCCGAAAATGATGGTTTAATAATAATATCATTATTTTGAAATCTACCAACTCGACCATCGATTTGTTGATCTAAACTCGGAGTTGTTGGAACCCACTTTTCTAAGGCACCTTCATTATTTCGCATATGATAACCACTTTCAATTAATAAGCGTCTCCCCGGTAAATTTATACCAGTTGTAGCAATTTGAGTTGTAACTAACACCTGATTATTAGGAATCGGTTCATTTATTGTTCGTGCACTTACCTCATGACAAATAATTTTTAAATTTGATAGTGCTTCCATAACTTCTATTACCTCACCAATCGACGACATTCTAATTATAGCATTTTTTGCATGTTCTGGATATGTAGTTAATGCATATTGATAATTAGCTACTGCAGCCGAAGCACTATTTTTTGGATTAGAATCAACATCACGGATAATAATTTCTTTTTCAAATCTTGGCTTAACCTGTGCTTTGTAAATCCCCAGATTTTCGATTTGTGGTATAGCTGTTGGGGTTGCTGAAAGGAAAAAGATTTTATTATCATACTTTCGTTCGCGTAACCATTCATAAATACATAACATTGCGCCATCCATCTCATGAAATTCATCAAAAAAGAAAATATCACCAATCTCATTTTCCCCAGGTTTTTGTATAAAATCAGGATTGTTTTCTAAATAATTTAGAAAATAAAGATATGTTGTTAGGAAAATATTATTGTCTTTATTAACCGGTTCATTTTTATACATTTCTTGAACTTTATAATTTCGTTTTCCAGATTGTTTCAATTCAGGGCTATCCCATGTAGAGCGAAGGATAATTCTTGGAAAAATAATGAATATTCGCGGTTGTTTTTTAGGCAATTGAAAACTAAGATCGACTTTTGCGATAATATTCGTCGCACATATATTCCTTGCTGAAGATAGATAATATTTAATTAACGCCGCAAATAATAATACACTTTTACCAGTACCGGTACCCGCTTCAATTAAAATATTTTTATGTTTAGTTTCAATACTTTTAAATTCATTATTGTTATGAAATATTTCTTGATCCCATGGATTGATAAAATGAGTATGAGGATTTACGTCTGTATCTTTTAATTCTTGTGCTCTAATGACTATTCTACTAATAAGTTCAACTAATGGTGGAACAAAATCTAAATATGTACTAGGACTTAACCAAACCGTATCTGCTAAAAACTGACAGAATTGCATTGGCACTAATGTTTCAGCACTAAAAAGAGCGAAGCGTTTCATTTGAATGTACATATCTTTAGGCATTGTTGCTGAAATAAATTGGCTTGATTTACCAGTTGCTAACCAATATAACATACCCAATATTGCATAAAGTTTTACCAGTTGTATAAACATAAACATCATCATTTTCCATAATAGTCCAAGAATGAACTGCTTAATTATCCATGCTTCTAAGGGATACAATCCAACATAAAAACATGCAATAAAAAACATCATATTTACATAAGCAGCTTTGGAAAATTTTTTTATACAATAACTACCAACAATATCGGTTACATTGTCTGCTCGACCACATACCCCAATACATTTACCATTATCACCACATGCTATGTGTTTAGGGTTTTGTAACCATTCATAAAACACCGGTGCATTACACAACTGTGAATATGGTCCTTGTTGTATATATGCGTTAAAATCAGCAAATGTTTTGATATTATCTTCATTCATTATAAATGTGAACCTTTCTACAGACTGAGTTAATGTATTGAACACAGGTTCAGGATATAATGCTAACATAGAAGGTTGCATTTTATATAAAGAGCGTGGTAAATACTCAGTCCAATCATATAGAATATCAATAGTTTGCCTTAAAAGTTCATCCGGTAATGTAACACATCTTGTGATTTTATACATCCATTTATCATATTTATCTTGAGGACGTGTTTCATCTTCTGGCGTTAAATGATTTCTAAGTACATCACTATATCGTGGGCACTGGACGGAATGTATATATTTCCAATATAACATTCCTTTAGTTCCTTTTTGAAATTGTGGAACTGTAACCATTGGTAAGCCTTCACTATCTTTTGTTAATTCTGGTGGCTTAATAACTTTAATACCGCGTACTTCTGCTAATCGTTGACAATCTTCAATCCACTCTTGTGCGAATTGGTAATAGAGATTAGGTAAGAAAGCGGTTAATTGAATATGTCCAGTATTTCTTTCTAATGAGCTTTGAATGAATTTATGATTTCTAGTTGAAGATTGAAACCACCGTAGTGACGTTCTTCTCAATAAAGTAGCCGAAGTATCATGATAAATGAAAAATTGAGGTAATTTTGGTGACAAGTATGCAACAGTTTTAGCATTAAGGATTGGTTTATTATTATGGAGGGCCAATAACTTTTTTACCTGTTGTTTGACAGTCATTGACATATTAATGTGTGGATCATTCAACGTAAATACTTTTTTCGATAAGTACGTTAAATTAGTAATATCTGAAACTTCTTCCAATTCTAAATCAACCCCATAATACTGTAACGCTTCCTGAAATTTAATTTTTTCTTGTTCCCTTAGATGTTTTAATCCTTCTTTCATTTTCATTGCCCATGCCGAATCATCACCAGTATTAAATAATAGATTATCTTCAAAAAAATCCTTGGGTGATTTTTTGTAATTATGGTAACGACACCAACCAGCAATAATATTTGATTTAAAACCCCATGAATTATC